TATTGCAAATCTTACCTTATTTCTTAAGAGAGGAGGCAGTAAGTATGCCAAAAGCAAAAGCTTCTCACTCTTCTGAATCGCAAAGTACATCAAGACCGCCTATGACACTTGAAGCACAAGAGAATCTTATGATTTCGTTGGCGGTACAGTGCGCTGAAAAGCAGCTAAGAGACGGAACTGCTTCTTCTCAGGTCATTACGCATTATTTGAAGCTTGGCTCATCTAAAGAAAGACTTGAAAAAGAGATTCTTGAGAAGCAGAAAGATTTAATCGATGCCAAGACCAAAAACATCAATTCTAACGGTGAAGCTAAAGAACTTTATGAGAAAGCTCTCACAGCATTCCGCAAGTATTCAGGAGCTGGAGGCGAAGACGATGAGTTTTAAAACTTATTCTGAACTCATTACTTTGCCTACTTTTGAGGAGCGTTTTCAATATTTAAAACTGGATGGCATTGTTGGAAAAGAAACTTTTGGATTTCAGCGTTGGCTAAACCAAGAGTTTTATCATTCCGACGAATGGCTTAATTTCAGAGACATTATCATTATTCGGGATAATGGATGTGATTTAGGTGTTTCTGGATTTGAGATTTATGGCTCTGTACTTATCCATCATTTAAACCCCATCACTTATGAAGACATTCTTCATCGAAACCCATGTGTCTTCGATCCAGAAAATGCAATCTGCACAAGACTTAATACCCACAATGCAATTCATTATGGAGATGAGAGTCTGTTGATTATTGCGCCAATTCAGCGAAGCCGCAATGACACTTGCCCTTGGCGAAAATTATGAAAGGAGTATCTCAAATGTCTCATAAACACTATGAAGATTCCGTCATTGATAATTCTATTGAAATCATTGAGGATAATCAGTTCAAAGAAACACCAGAAAATATTATTGGTATCGTCACCGATTGTCTAAAATTGAATATTCGGAAAGAACCTAATAAGGATTCTGAGGTGGTTGTCGTCGTGACTTGTCTTGATGAACTTAAGATTGATTTTGACGCATCTACTAACGACTGGTATGCAGTTTGCACTGCTGCCGGTATGGAAGGTTTCTGTATGAAAAAATTTGTTGCTGTTAGGCAGTAAGGAGGAGCCGATATGGAAAGTATACTGACATCAATTAAAAAGCTGCTTGGAATTACTGAAGAGTATGAGCACTTTGATACCGATATCATCATGCACATTAACTCGGCTTTTTCTGTCCTTACGCAGCTCGGTGTTGGTCCTCAAAAGGGTTTCCGTATCGAAGATGATGGCACCGAATGGTCAGAGTTTCTTCTTGATGATTTCCGTCTTGAAATGGTAAAGACCTATGTCTATCTAAAAGTCAGATTGGCATTCGACTCTACCAATCTTAGTTCGGCTGTCATCGAATCACTCAATAGACAGATTAGCGAACTTGAGTGGAGAATCAATGTTACAGTCGATCCAAATAAAACAGAGGAGGTAATTCAAAATGGATAAACATGAAGAAATGCTCGAGCATCATGGTATTAAAGGACAGAAATGGGGTGTTCGTCGTTTCCAAAATAAAGATGGAACTCGTACCGATGCTGGCAAAAAGCGTGAACGAAATAATTCCGATGAACAAGTTCATGAAGATTATAACAAGGCTCACAACAGCAAGAGCGTAAAAAATATGAGTGACGCTGAACTTCGTAATCGTTTAAATCGCCTTCAGATGGAAAAACAGTATAAGCAGCTATCAAGTAATGATACAAAAAAAGGAAAAGAGTTTGTGTCTAAATCTTTGAAAGTTGCAACTGGTGTGGCTACGGCTACCACTACCGCTCTTACTATTTATAACAATTATGGAAAGATCAAAAATATAGTCAATGAGATGATGAAAAAGACAACATAAGGAGATAACTTGATATGGCATTATCTAACACTGCCGTTCCCAAATACTACGGCATGTTTCGTGATGCCGTAATTCGAGGAGAAATTCCTGTATGTAAAGAGATCTCGATGGAGATGAATCGCATCGATGATCTCATTGCTAATCCTGGTGTTTATTACGATGACCAGGCTGTAGAGGGATGGATTGCTTACTGCGAATCAGAACTTACTCTGACTGATGGCTCAGACTTAAGTTTACTTGACAGCTTCAAATTATGGGGAGAGCAAATATTTGGTTGGTACTACTTTGTTGAACGAAGTGTTTACCAGCCAAATCCTGATGGACATGGCGGACATTATGTCAAAAAGACAGTAAAGAAAAGGTTAATCAACAAACAATATTTAATTGTAGCTCGAGGTGCAGCAAAGTCTATGTATGGCTCTACACTTCAAGGCTATTTTTTGAATGTTGATACTTCTACTACACATCAAATTACAACTGCTCCAACCATGAAGCAGGCAGAAGAGGTTATGTCTCCTCTCCGTACTGCTATTACAAGATCCCGAGGACCTCTGTTCCAGTTTTTAACAGAAGGCTCATTGCAAAATACAACTGGTTCTAAAGCTAATCGTACAAAATTGGCTTCTACTAAAAAAGGTGTCGAGAATTTCTTGACTGGTTCTTTGCTAGAAGTTAGACCAATGAGCATACATAAGCTTCAGGGTTTGCAAATCAAGGTTGCTACGGTTGACGAATGGCTTTCCGGCGACATTCGAGAAGATGTAATTGGCGCAATAGAACAAGGTGCTTCCAAAGTAAATGACTACATTATTGTAGCTATTAGCTCTGAGGGTACTGTTCGTAATGGAAGCGGTGACACAATCAAAATGGAGTTGATGGACATCCTCAAAGGCGATTACATCAATCCACATGTGTCTATCTGGTGGTATAAATTGGATTCTATCGATGAAGTCGGAGACCCAAGGATGTGGTTGAAGGCTAATCCAAATCTTGGAAAGACTGTTAGCTATGAGACTTATCAGTTAGATGTTGAAAGAGCTGAAAAAGCTCCTGCTGCGCGAAACGATATTCTCGCTAAGCGTTTTGGTTTACCAATGGAGGGCTATACTTATTACTTTACTTATGAAGAAACGCTTCCACATCGAAAGAGGGACTATTGGCAAATGCCTTGTTCCCTCGGTGCAGACTTGTCGCAGGGCGATGACTTCTGTGCATTTACCTTTCTCTTTCCATTATCTAACGGTTCATTTGGCATTAAGACTCGAAATTACATAACTTCTATGACTTTGATGAAGCTGCCGGCTGCTATGAGGATCAAATACGATCAGTTCATGGCGGAAGGCAGTTTAATTGTTTTAGAGGGTGCCGTACTTGATATGATGGATGTCTATGAAGATTTGGACAACCACATTAACGAATGCGGCTATGATGTTCGTTGTTTAGGCTTTGACCCATATAACGCTAAAGAGTTCATTGCTAGATGGGAACAGGAAAACGGTCCATTTGGAATTGAGAAAGTTATTCAAGGTGCTAAGACCGAATCAGTTCCACTTGGCGAATTGAAGAAACTTTCGGAAGAAAGAATGCTTCTCTTTGATGAGGACCTTATGACTTTTGCAATGGGTAACTGCATTACCCTTGAAGATACAAACGGAAACCGCAAACTTTTAAAAAAGCGTTATGAGCAGAAAATTGATGCCGTTGCTGCTATGATGGATGCTTATATTGCTTATAAACTCAACAGAGATGCTTTCGAATAAGGAGGTGGTCAAAAATGGACGAGCTTAATCACCATGGCATAAAAGGAATGCGTTGGGGTGTTCGTCGCTATCAGAATAAAGACGGTTCTTTGACCCCTGCCGGTCAGAAGCGTTTAGAGCAAAAAGATGCAAAATGGGCTCATAAGAATCATGACAAGATTGTATCTAAAGCTCGAAAAAATGTTTCCAAGGATCTTGATCGATACGCTAATCAACTTTTAAGAGACTCGAATGCTGTAACTTCTAAAGGAAAATTAAGCGCATCAACTATCAATTCTTATAACCGAAAGATGGCAGAACTTATGAATCAATCTGCCAAAAATGTTACAGCTCCTTCTGGTCGAGTCGTTCAATTTGTTGCCAAACGTGGTGAAGTTGGTGTCCATATGGCTCTTGCTGACAGAGGCTATGATATGGATCAACTTAAAAATGGTATTTGGTCATCTGGGCGAGTCGCTTATAAAAAGAAAAATGTTGATATGGTGTGAAGGAGGTGATGATTCAAAATGGAGATGTCTTTTGGTTCTAGACTAAAACATGCTTGGAATGCCTTTAACGGCAATTCTCAGACAATTTATCACAATCTTGGTATGAGCTATGCTTATCGAGCAGATAGACCTCGTTTATCAAGAGGTAATGAAAAGTCGATTGTCACTTCAGTTTATAACCGTATCGCTCTCGATGTGGCGGCTCTTAAAATCCAGCATGTTAGATTGGATAAGAATGATAGATTTATTTCAGTAATTCAATCCGGATTGAATAGTTGCCTCACAACAGAAGCCAATATCGATCAAACTGCTCGTGCCTTTATTCAGGATGTAGTAATTTCTATGTTTGATGAAGGTAGTGTAGCAATCGTTCCTGTTGATACTACGACAAATCCCAAAATCACCGGTTCTTATGACATCCAATCTATGAGAGTCGGTCAGATTTTAGATTGGTACCCAATGTATGTACGCGTTCGTGTTTACAATGAGATGACAGGCAGAAAAGAAGATATTGTGGTACCAAAAAGTACAGTGGCTATAATTGAAAATCCTCTGTACGCAGTCATTAACGAGCCCAACTCAACTATGCAGAGGCTCATTCGTAAACTTAACCTACTTGATGTCATTGATGAACAGAGTGGTTCTGGAAAACTCGATTTAATTATTCAGTTACCCTATGTTATTAAGACTGAAGCAAGGCGTCAACAAGCCGAAAATAGGCGTAAAGATATAGAAGGTCAGTTGTCAGGTTCCAAATATGGTATTGCTTATACCGATGGTACGGAAAAGATTACACAGTTGAATCGTCCGGTTAATAACAACCTAATGTCTCAGATTGAATATTTAACGAGTATGCTTTATAGCCAGTTAGGAATCACTCAGAGCATTTTGGATGGTACAGCGGATGAAAAGACTATGCTAAACTACAACAACCGAACTATCGAGCCTATTGTTTCTGCTATTGTTGATGAAATGAAACGAAAGTTTCTAACCAAAACTGCCAGATCACAACTCCAGTCGATTTCGTTCTTTAGAGACCCATTCAAACTTGTATCGGTAAACGATATCGCTGAAATTGCTGATAAGTTCACTCGAAATGAGATTATGACTTCGAATGAAATCAGGCAGGTTGTCGGCATGAGACCTTCGAATGATCCAAGGGCTGATGAGCTCAGGAATAAGAACTTGAGCGCGCCGAGCGAATCTACTCCGGACCCTCCTGTTGTTTCAGAAGAGACAGCTGATGAACCGGAGTAATTTTTTTTCGAGTGAAAAGGGTCTCTATACAATATCGAAATAAGGAGGAAATTCAAAATGGAAAAAGCATTCCAGGCTGAAGCTTGCGATTTCAGCGGCTGGGCAACCCGAAACGATCTTAAGTGCTCTGATGGAAGAGTCATTCGTCGAGATGCATTTAAGCATAACGATGGGGTTAAAGTTCCGCTTGTTTGGAATCATCAGCACAACAGTCCTCGCGATGTTCTTGGTCATGCATGGCTGGAAAATCGTGAGGAAGGCGTTTACACCTATGGTTTTCTCAACGAAACCTCAGATGCAGAAATTGCAAAAGTTTTGATTAAGCATGGCGACATTTGCGCGCTTTCTATTTATGCTAATCAACTTCAACAGGCTGGTTCTGATGTGCTTCACGGATCTATTTGTGAAGTCAGTCTCGTCCATAAAGGGGCTAATCCCGGTGCCTTTATTGACTCTATGATGGCTCATGGCGAGAATTCTGACGATGAAGCAATCATCTATACTGGTCTGCCTTTGGTTCTTTCTCATGCCGATTCTAAAGATGAGGATAAGAAAGAAGATGACAATACAAAGAAACAGGACAATCCCGAAAAAAAGTCTGAAGAAAAGAAGGATGACAGCGAAGAGACTATCGCTGATATTATCAATACCATGAGTGAAAAGCAGCAGAATGCTATGTATTACATGGTTACTAAGGCTTTGGAGGGTGAATCCGAAGACTCTAAAGATGATTCTGAAAAGACCGAAAACAATTCTGATTCCAATAAGGAGGAAACAATCATGAAACATAATGTTTTTGACACCGATAAGCAGAACGATAAGAATGTTCTGTCTCATGCGGCTCAGGGCGAGATTCTTAAGTTGGCTAAGTCCAATGGCGTTGGTTCTCTTCAAGCAGCTATGAAAATTTATGCAGAGGAACACGATTTGCAGCACGCTGATATTAGCGGCTTTGTTCAGACTGGTGATGGCAATGTCACTACTCTGTTCCCTGACTATGTGGAGGCTCATCCTAGTCGCACTCCTGAACTTATTACAAATGATATGGGCTGGGTTGATGCTATCATGGCTAAGACTCAGAAGATTCCTCATGGCCGTGTCCGTACTTCCCATGTTGATATCCGTAATATCGATGCTCTTACCGCTAAGGGTTATAAGAAGGGCAACGAAAAGAAGATTACAGGTAACTATTCTCTGGTAAGGCGTACTACCGATCCTCAGACTGTATATGTTACCTCTGAGCTGCATCGTGATGATGTGACGGACATCGAAGATTTCGATTATGTTCAGTTCCAGTACGGCATTGACCAGATCTCTCTGAAGGAGACTTTAGCTGTTGCTACTATGCTGGGTGATGATCGTCCTGAGAGTGACCCTGAGAAGATCTTCCCAGACAAGATCCGTCCTATCTGGACTGATGATGAACTGTATACAATCCACAAGGATATTGATTATGCTGCCATGGCTCAGGAACTTCAGGGCACCAATACTGCTCAGTATTTCGGTGAGAGCTTTATCTATGCAGAAGCTATGGTAACTGCTCTGCGTAAGGCTCGTAAGGATTTCCGTGGCACTGGTAAGCCTGATCTGTTTATCACCACAGATATGCATAACACCATGATTCTCGCTCGTGATCGTAATGGTCGTCGTATTTACGAAACCGATACTGAGTTGGCTGCGGCTCTTGGCGTTGCCAATATTTATGAGGTTACGCAGTTCGAGGGTAAAGTTCGTACTGATGCTGACGGCGTTAAGCACAAACTGCACGCTATTTGCGTGAATATGGCCGACTATGGTTACGGTGCATCTAAAGGCGGCGATGTAACGCACTTCACTGATTTCGATATTAAGTTTAATCAGCTTCAGTCTCTTCTCGAGACCCGTAAGTCTGGTCAGCTTACCAGAATTAAGTCTGCCATCGTTATTGAGGAGAAGGAAGATACTACTGGCGCCTAATAATCACGGAGGAAATTCAAAATGGCGAAATTTTACGGACCAATCGGCTATGCTGTAACTGAAGAAACAGTGCCAGGTAATTGGGAAGAGAAGGTCACCGAGCGTATGTATTATGGTGAGCTGGTTCGCAACACCCGGAAACTTCAGTCAACAGATCAACTCAACGACAACATCAATGTTGCGAATGAAATCAGTATTTTAGCCGATCCGTTCGCCAGTGAGAATTTTCACTTGATGAAATACGTTGGGTTTATGGGTGCTAAATGGAAGATTTCAAGTGTCGAAGTTCAGTACCCTAGACTAATACTGACTGTGGGAGGGGTATATAATGGCAAATAGACTAGATCTACAATTCCTGTTGGAGTCTCTCCTCGGAAGTCGAAATGTGTATTTCCAGCCTCCTGAGTCAGTGAAGATAAATTACCCTGCCATTGTGTATGGACTGGATGATATCCAAAATGTTCATGCTGATGACGGGGTATATTTATCTCAAAGACGCTACTGGATAGTTCTTACCGATAAGAATCCAGATAGCGAATTTGTTGACAGGATAGTGCGTTTGCCTACCTGTCGATTCGATCGTCAATATCCAAGTGAGAACCTTAATAATTGGCGGTTCTTGCTTTACTACTAAATAAGGAGGAACTAAAATATGAAACTTGTTTGGGATAAAACCGGCGAGCGTTTGTACGAAACCGGTGTTGACCACGGCGTTCTTTACCCTATTCAGACTGGGGGTACCTTTAACAAGGGTGTTGCATGGAATGGTATGACTGCTGTTACTGAGAGTCCTTCCGGTGCGGAAGCTACTCCTATCTATGCTGATAATATTAAGTATCTGAATATGATGTCCGCAGAGGAATTTGCAGCAACTATTGAGGCGTATATGTACCCTGATGAATTTGCTGAGTGCGATGGTTCTGTTGAGATCATGCCTGGTATGTTTGCAGGTCAGCAGTCCCGTAAGATCTTCGGTCTTAGCTATCGCACGATTCTTGGTAACGATGTTGATTTGAACGACCACGGTTACAAATTACATCTGGTGTACAACTGCCTTGCTGCTCCTTCTGAAAAAGGTTACAGCACTGTTAATGACAGTCCGGAACCTGCGGCTATGTCCTGGGAGGTAAGCACTACTCCTGTGGCTATTAACACTGTCATTGAGGGCAAGAAACTTAAGCCTACTGCTACCCTGACTTTTGATTCCACGAAGTTTAGTCCTGAATTTATGACTAAACTTGAGGAAGTTCTGTATGGAAAAGATGAGACTACTGAAGGTGTCGGCGATAGCATTGAAGCTCGTTTGCCTATGCCTGATGAGATCATCGCTATGTTTAATGAAACTGTAGTCGCTGCTGGCTAATTTTTTAAAAACATTAAATTGATGGAGCCGTATTCAGGAAAGCTGGCGGCTCCTATTTTTTTTATTTGAAAGGAGAAAACAAAAATGCATAAAGAAGTTATTACTTACAATGACCTGAATGGTGTTTCGAGAACCGAGGATTTCTATTTCGATTTGTCTAAACCGGAAATTGTGAAAATGCAGGCAAGTGCTAAGGGCGGTTATGATGTTCAGCTTAGAAGTATTGCTGCGGATTTGAACGGCGCAAAAATTATGGAGTTTTTTGAGAACTTTATTTCTAAGGCTTATGGCGAGAAGAGCGAAGATGGCAGACGCTTTATGAAGTCTGATGAAATTTCTCGTTCTTTCATGGAAACGCCGGCTTATGAGGTGCTGTTCGAAAAGCTTGTTACCGATGATAAGTATGCCGCAGATTTTGTGAATGCTGTCATACGTTCTAAGGGCGGAACTTCTACTCCTACGGCAATCCAATCAGCAACTAATTAACATTGAAAAAACTCGGAGGACTGAAGAATGTTAAGAATTATCGTACCGGCTGCTGAGTTTTTCGACGAGATCAAGGAAGAGTTCATCTATAAGAAAGAACAGCAGTTACAGTTGGAGCATTCTTTGGTCTCTCTTTCAAAATGGGAAAGCAAATGGAACAAAGCATTTCTTGGCAAGCAAGAAAAGACCGAAGAGGAAATTCTTGATTATGTTCGATGTATGACTTTGACCCAAAATGTAGACCCGGAAGTATATACAAGACTATCAGCCGAAAATTATTCTGCAATAAATGCTTATATTGAATCTCCGATGACAGCAACTTGTTTCTTTGAAGAAAAACAACATAGGGGAAATAAAGATACTGTTACTTCAGAGCTGATTTATTACTGGATGATTTCTTATAACATTCCAGTTGAATTTCAAAAGTGGCATTTGAATCGACTTTTAACACTTATTCGCGTTTGCAATATGAAGAATTCACCTCCCAAAAAAAGGAGCAGACGTGAAATTATGCAGCGTAATGCGGCTTTGAATGCGGCTAATAAACGCCGTTTCAATTCAAGGGGGTGATTGCGAAATGAAAAGATATTGCCGTAATTGTCCAAATTATAAAAAGAAAAACTATAGATCTTGGTTAGAGACATATACCAAAAGAGCTGTGACTTTCATTTTGGTCATCTCGTTAATCGATTTGCAATTATCGTATGTGCTTGCATTTTTAGGGCAGGTGCAAATTGCCGAATCACTTTCCAGCACCATAGCGTCAACGATTGTTGGTGTTATGATTGGTTATTTCTTCAAAGCTTTGTTCGAGACCTTTTTCGAAAAGCGAGAAGAAAGGTTAAAACGCGAAAATGATTCGACAGAAAATACAAATTATGAGGAGGTTTAGATATGCCTATTAGTTTTTTAACCACGGCACTTTTGATTGTGTCTTTGGTTACAAATCTGACTGTAGAGGGTATTAAGAAGCTGCTAGATGGAACAAAAGTGAAATACTCATCTAATGTTCTGGCAGCTATTCTCTCTGTAATCATTGCATGCGCTGTTTGTGTGATTTATCTCGTTATGACCGACACCGTATTTACTTTAAAAATCGGTGTTGAAATTGCTGTACTGATGTATCTTGGTTTTCTCGTAGCAACTGTTGGCTACGATAAAGTTGTACAGATGATCCAGCAGATTAAAGTTGTAAAGGAGGAGCCGCACAATGAGTAATAGTCCATTAGTATCTTTCACTAAATTAAGCCCAAATCATTCTGGAAAAAGGACACATAGCATTGATCGTATTACACCTCATTGTGTAGTTGGTCAGTGTTCTGTCGAAACACTCGGTAATATCTTTTATCCGACATCAAGACAGGCTTCTTGTCAGTATGGCATCGGTGTAGATGGCAGAGTCGGCATGTATGTTGAGGAAAAGAACCGTTCATGGTGTACATCCTCTAATTCTAATGACCAAAGAGCCATTACAATTGAGTGCGCAAGCGATACTGAACACCCATACGCATTTAAAGATGTCGTTTATAACAAGCTTATCGAGCTTTGTGTAGATATCTGTAAGCGCAATGGTAAGAAAAAGCTTTTGTGGCTTGGAGATAAAACCAAAACACTGAACTATAATCCTGCTCCTGACGAAATGGTGTTGACTGTTCATCGATGGTTTGCTAATAAAAGCTGTCCTGGTGATTGGATGTATTCTCGTATGGGCGATTTGGCGTCTAAGGTTACCGCAAAACTTGGTTCTGGAAATTCCGAATCTTCAGAAGATGTTTTGTATCGTGTTCAGACAGGAGCATTTAGCAATAAGGCAAATGCAGATGCTATGCTTTCAAAAGTGAAAGCGGCCGGCTTTGATACTTATATGGTGAAGATGGACAATCTTTATAAAATCCAAGTTGGTGCATTCAGCAAAAAAGCAAACGCTGATGCGATGGCAGCAAAGTTGAAAGCGGCTGGTTTTGATACATACATTACCACCAAAAGTGGCACTGCTGTTTCTTCTACGTCTAAAAAGACTATAGATGAAATTGCCCATGAAGTAATTCAGGGCTTATGGGGTAATGGACAGGATCGTGTGAATCGTTTGAAAGCGGCTGGTTATGATGCTTCTGCTGTTCAGAATCGAGTAAATCAACTCCTGAATTAAGGAGGACAGAATGGTAAAGTTCAGACATAAAGGCGACTTCTCCAGAACAGTTCGGTTCATGAAGGGAGCTCAAAAGGCTGTTCAGCTTGGATATCTTGACAAGTTTGGTCGAGAAGGGGTTGCCGCCCTTGCGTCTGCTACACCTGTCGAATCCGGTCTGACTGCCAGTTCATGGTATTACGAAATTACAAACCGAAACGGATTTGTAAAACTCTCTTTTAACAACTCAAATATTCAAAATGGGGTTCCAATAGCGATCATTTTGCAATATGGTCACGGAACTCGTAACGGTGGCTGGGTACAGGGGCGAGATTACATCAATCCTGCTATCCAGCCTATTTTTGACAAAATTGCAAATCAAGCATGGAAGGAGGTTACTAAGCTATGAGCACTACAATAGATCAAAGAGTTGTAGAAATGCAATTTGATAATAAGAACTTTGAGTGTAATGTTCAAACCAGTTTATCCACACTTGATAAACTTAAAAATAGCTTAAACATGAACGGTGCTACAAAAGGCTTTGAACAGATTGATAATGCAGCAAAGAAAGTCAACATGAGTGGTCTTGGTAATGCTGTTGAATCAGTTCGGCTAAAGTTCTCTGCTTTAGAGGTCATGGCAGTAACCGCCCTCGCAAATATTACTAACTCGGCTATCAACACCGGAAAACAAGTAATATCTTCCCTTACCATTGATCCTATAAAAATGGGGTTTTCGGAATATGAGACACAGATAAATGCTGTTCAGACAATTCTGGCAAACACTTCTCATCAAGGAACGAATCTTCAGCAGGTTAATCGTGCATTAGATGAACTGAATACATATGCCGATAAAACCATTTACAACTTCACTGAGATGACTCGAAACATCGGTACCTTTACGGCTGCCGGTGTGGATCTTCAAACCTCGGTGGACTCTATCAAGGGTATTGCTAACCTCGCGGCTGTGTCCGGTTCAACCTCTCAGCAGGCAAGTACAGCGATGTATCAGCTTTCTCAGGCTCTTGCTGCCGGTAAAGTGTCACTTATGGACTGGAATTCGGTTGTGAATGCTGGTATGGGTGGCAAAGTCTTTCAGGACGCTTTAGTTAGAACTTCAGAATTGTTGGGTACAGGTGCTGAAAATGCTATAAAAATGTACGGCTCATTCCGAGAATCTTTAACCAAGGGTGAATGGTTGACTACCGAGGTTCTGACTGAGACTTTGAAACAGTTCTCTGGTGCGTACACTGAGGCCGATTTAATTCAGCAGGGTTTTACCAAAGAACAAGCTAAATCCATTATGGAAATGGCAAAGACTGCTGAAGATGCCGCAACCAAGGTTAAAACTTTTACTCAGTTGTTTGACACACTGAAAGAGGCGGCACAGTCAGGTTGGACCCAGAGCTGGGAAATCATCGTTGGCGACTTTGAAGAAGCGAAAGAGCTTTTTACAGAAGTCAGTGATGTGGTAGGCAAAATGATCGGAGACTCCGCAAATGCGAGAAATGAAATGCTTCAGGGATGGAAAGACCTTGGTGGTCGAACAGCTCTTATCGAAGCACTTCGTAATGCATTTGAAGGAGTTCTTTCTATTATTAAGCCAATTAAAGAGGCTTTCAGAGAAATCTTTCCTCCGATGACAGCTCAGCAACTTTATAATATCACTGATGGGTTGCGCAAACTTACTGAGAGATTCGTTTTAAGTGAAACAGCATCTAATAATCTTAAGAATACTTTCAAGGGGTTATTTGCAGTTGTTAATATAATTGGCAGTGCCTTTATGGCCGTGGTTAAAGCCATTGGATCTCTTTTAGGAGGAGTTGGCGAACTCGGTGGTGGCTTGCTTAGTATTACTGGTTCTTTTGGAGAATGGCTTGTCAAGATTAATGATGTAATTGAGAGAACTGATATTTTTAACAAAGTTTTAGGTGGTATTGTTAGCTTTATTAAAGCTGCGGCGACAGCCGTTAAAAACTTTATCACAACAATAGCCGAAAACTTTAAAATTCCTGGATTTGAGCTGTTCCACAATCTTCTTGAGCGTGTGCAAACTCGAATGTCCCAGGTTGGCGAAGCAGCAAGTAATATGAAGAGTGGTGTAGTTGTTGCCTTTGAAGTGATGGGCGAAGCTCTCGCAAATTGCCAATTTGTACAAGTTCTACAAGCTATATGGAATGCAGTAAAAACCATTGCCGGAGGCTTAGTCAATGCTCTTGGAAGTATTGGAAAAGCCATCACATCAAGTCTTGGGGAAGCCAACTTCAGTGGAATTATTGATTTGTTGAATGGTATCTCATTTGGAGCTATTGCTGTAGGAATTACAAAATTTGTTGGCGGATTCCGTAAAGCAATCGATGAGATCGGTAGCATCAAAGAGTCATTTATCGGAATTCTTGACAGTGTGCGCGGATGTTTTGAAGCATATCAAAAGCAGTTACAAGCAGGAACACTATTAAAGATTGCATCTGCTATTGCTATTCTTACGGCATCCATCGTAGCCCTTTCGCTTATTGACAGTGATAAATTAGCGGTTTCTTTAGGCGCGATTACGGTTCTGTTTGCCGATTTGATGGCTTCTATGACCATCTTCAATAAAATTGGCGGTCAGGCAAAAGGTGCATTAAAGAATACAACTATGATGCTTGGCATGGCTACGGCTGTTCTTATTCTTGCTGGTGCTCTCAAGAAAATTGGAGATTTGGACGCTAAGCAATTAGCTACTGGAGTAATTGGCATTGCCGGATTAACTACAGTTATGGTGGCGGCTGCCAAAGTTATGGGAAGCGGTAGTAAAACCATAATTAAAGGCGCTACACAGATGGTTATATTTGCGGCTGCTATCAAGGTACTAGCTTCAGTATGCGATGATCTCGCTAAACTAAGCTGGGAGCAGCTTGCTAAAGGTTTGGTCGGTGTTGGCGTTCTATTAGCAGAGGTTTCACTGTTCATGAACACCGCAAAGTTCAGTGGAAAATCTATTACTACTGCAACCGGAATTGTCATACTGGCTGCGGCTATTAAAGTATTAGCTTCGGCTTGTGAAGATTTTGGCGGTATGGAATGGGAAGAAATCGGAAAGGGTCTTGCAGCTATTGGTGCTTTGCTCGCTGAAATTACACTCTTTACAAACCTCACCGGAAATGCCAAACATGTTATCTCTACAGGTATGGCTTTAATCGCTATTGGTGCTGCTATGAAGATTTTCGCTTCAGCCGTTAAAGACTTCTCTACTATGTCTTGGGGTGAAATTGCAAGAGGACTTGTAACCATGGCAGGTGCTCTAACAGCAGTAACTGTGGCAGTTAATTTCATGCCTAAAAATATGATTGGTATTGGAACAGGACTTATCGCAGTATCTGCTGCTCTGGTTATTATTGCTAATGCTCTTAGTAAAATGAGTGGTATGACTTGGGAAGAAATTGCTAAGGGTCTTGTCACTCTCGGCGGAGCTATGGCGATCCTCGCTATCGGATTAAATGCTATGACTGGCACTCTTGCTGGTTCTGCGGCTATGTTAGTAGCTGCATCCGCATTGCTTGTTATGACTCCAGTGCTTAGTATTCTGGGCGCTATGAGCTGGGAAGCCATTGCTAAAGGACTTGTCGCTCTGGCTGGTGCATTCACCATAATTGGAGTTGCAGGTTTGGTACTCACTCCACTTGTCCCAGCCATTCTTGGTTTGAGTGGGGCATTTGCTCTTATTGGCGTATCAGTTCTTGGTATCGGTGCTGGTCTGGCTCTTGCAGGGGCAGGCTTATCTGCTTTAGCTGTTGGTTTGACTGCGTTGGCTGCTGCGGGTACTGCCGGAGCAACTGCTATTGTAGCGTCTTTGACTGTTATTATCACAGGGGTTGCTGAGTTAATTCCTGCTGTCGTTGCTAAGATAGGAGAAGCAATTATCGAATTCTGCAAAGTAATTGCCTCTAGCGCACCTGCAATCGGTGAAGCCGTCAAAGAAGTAATTCTCATGTTGGTTGATGTACTCGTTGAGTGCGTTCCTGCCATTGCTGATGGAGCTCTTAGACTTGTAGTCGGGGTTTTAGAGGCTTTGGTTCGGTACACGCCAGCTATTGTTGATTCCGTTTTCCAGTTCCTCATTGGGATTTTGGAAGGAATCGCTCGTAACCTTCCGGGACTGATTAAAGCGGCGATTGATGTTCTGATGGCGTTCTTCTCTGGTATTGTGGATGCTCTCAAGGGTATTGACACGGAGACTTTACTTCAGGGCATTGTCGGAATCGGCTTGTTATCTGCTATCATGGCTGCGTTGGCTGCTGTCGCAGCACTGGTACCCGGCGCTATGGTTGGAGTATTGGGGATGGGTGTAGTTATCGCTGAACTTGCTCTTGTTCTTGCAGCAGTTGGCGCTCTTGCTCAAATTCCTGGTTTGCAATGGCTCATCAATGAAGGAGGAAACCTGCTTCAGGGAATTGGCACGGCAATCGGTAAATTTATTGGCGGTATCGTCGGTGGATTTATGAGCGGCGTATCAAGTCAGTTTCCACAGATTGCAACCGATCTGTCAGGTTTCATGACCAATATTCAGCCGTTCGTAAAAGGTGCGGCAGCTATTGACCCTTCAATGATGGATGGCGTTAAGGCTTTGGCTGAAACGATCCTGATTCTTACTGCTGCTAATATTCTCGATGGATTGACTTCGTGGCTTACTGGCGGTTCTTCTTTAACTGGATTTGCTGAAGAATTGGTGCCGTTCGGTAAAGCTATGAAGCAGTTCTCTAATGAGATTGCTGGTATTGACGGAGAAGTTATTTCAAATGCTGCAATCGCAGGTAAAACTCTTGCAGAAATGGCTGCTACTTTACCTAATACAGGCGGCGTGGTAGGTTTCTTTGCAGGCGAGAATGATATGGGAGCCTTTGGCGAACAGCTTATTCCATTTGGTCGTGCAATGAAGAACTTCGCAAATGAAGTAGCCGGTATAGACGCAAGTGTTATCACTGAAGCAGCTACGGCTGGTAAGGCTATGGCAGAAATGGCTGCTACTATACCCAATAGTGGCGGCGTCGTTGGATTCTTTACAGGAGAAAACGACATGGACGCTTTTGGCGAGCAACTCGTGCCGTTCGGAAGAGCGATGAAGGAATACGGCGAAGCTGTTTCCGGATTGAAAGCCGATGTTATTCAAAATAGCGTTACAGCGGGTCAGGCTCTTATGGAACTGGCTAATACTGTTCCAAATACAGGCGGTGTTGTAAGTTGGTTTACTGGAGATAACGACCTTGCCACCTTTGGCGAGCAACTCGTGCCGTTTGGTACTGCTATGAAGAACTATTCTTTGGCTGTTACTGGTCTGGATGCAAATGTTGTGACAAATTCTGCTAATGCAGCTAAAGCGTTGGTTGAGCTTTCCAATAATCTTCCGAATACAGGCGGTATTGTAAGTTGGTTTACCGGTGATAACGATATTGCAAGTTTCGGTCAGCAACTGGTTTCTTTTGGTCAGTCCTTTGCAAACTACTATAACAGTATATCTGGAGTAGATACCTCTAAACTTAGCAGTGTTATTGTGCAGTTCCGTAGTCTCGTTGATCTTGCAAATGGCATTAAGGATGTTGACACAAGTGGGATGTCTCGGTTCGCTCAAAACTTAACTGCTTTGGGAAACTCGGGCATCGACGGTTTCATTAACGCATTCACCAATGCTAATTCCAGAGTTACTGCTGCTGCCAATACAATGGTTACTACTTTCGTGAATGCTGCGAATGCTAAAAAAGGAGCACTGACTTCTACATTCACATCAATGGTGAACAGTGTAATCACTGCCTTTACCAGTAAGTATTATCAGTTTACAACCATCGGCAATACAATGATGACCAATCTCGTTTCAGGTGTTAGAAGCAAAGAATACACTTTGAAAAGTGCGTTTATCATAATCGTAGCAGGTTGTTTAACTACTATTCGTAACAAGTATCAGGAGTTCCAAGTGATTGGACAAACCATGATGACTAAACTGATAGCTGGTGTACGAGAGAAAGACCACGCTGCGAAGACTGCTTTTACAAACATTGTAGCAGGTTGTTTAACTACTATCCGCGATAAATATCAGGAGTTTTATAATGCCGGACAATATCTTGTTAAAGGATTTGCTAATGGTATTGATGAGTACACTTGGTATGCGGAAGCAAGAGCAGCAGCTATGGCTCGAGCTGCGGCAAGAGCTGCTGAAAGAGAATTGGACATCAACTCACCTTCCAGGGTGGGCGAACGAATCGGCGGATTTTTCGGTATGGGATTTGTTAATTCTATTATCGCTTACGCCGACAAATCGTATGCGGCTGGTACTGAAATGGCTGCGGCTGCTAAAAACGGCTTGAGTAACGCAATTTCTAAGGTAAGAGACTTTTTCGGAGGAAATATAGATGTACAGCCTACTATTCGCCCTGTACTTGATCTTAGTGAGGTACGCTCAGGTGCTCATACACTGTCTGCTTTACTTAGCAAAAGACAAGCTATGTCTATTAGTGCCGGCATAGAACGCCAGAATAGTGGCGTAGTTCAAAATGAGGAAGATATATCTCCTAAGGCGGGCAACAGCTATTCCTTCGTACAAAACAACTACTCACCTAAATCTCTGTCAAGGATTGATATCTACCGCCAGACGAAGAATCAATTCTCTGCACTGAAAGGATTGGTGGAAACATGATTCATTCATTAACTGTCACCAATTATTTAGGTGATAGAATCAGGCTTGAGCTGGGGAGGCCCGAAAACACGGGCTTCCTCATCAAGTCTATTACTGGTCTTGGTCCAGTTAAAGCAAATGTGAATACAACCGAGGTCGCTACCAATGATGGTTCTATGTTTAACTCAGCGAGACTAAGCCAGAGAAATATTGTTATCCAAATGGCATTTGTCAACACTGTTTATGGCGAAGACATCGAAGAGGTTAGACAAAAATCGTATAAGTATTTTCCCATCAAGAAGAATGTAGAGTTAATTATTGAAACTGATAATCGCTATGCTCGGACTAAGGGATATATTGAATCAAACGAACCGGATATTTTTAGCAAGCAGGAAGGTTCACAGATTTCCATTATCTGTCCTGATCCATATTTTTACTCTGCAAGTGAAGACGGAAATAATATTACCGACTTTTACAGCATTGACCCTGTATTTGAGTTTCCATTTTCCAATGAATCGTTGAGTGATCCGCTGCTTATATTTGGTGAAATCCAAATCAAGACTGAAGGTGTTATTACTTATTACGGTGATTCAGAAATTGGCGTAATGATTTATATTCACGCTATAGGACCGGCTACCAATATCAATATTTACAATACTGAAACAAGGGAAGTTATGTCGATCAATACTACAAAATTGGAGGCATTAACCGGAAAAGGTATTGTAGCGAGTGATGACATAATCATTAACACTTTAAAAGGTGAAAAAAGCATCACTCTTGTTAGGGAAGGTATGTCTTATAATATTCTGAATTGCTTAGACAAGAACACCGACTGGTTCACACTCGTTAAAGGCGATAATATCTTTGCTTTTACGGCTGAGAGCGGGGTTACAAATTTGCAGTTTAGGATTGAGAACAAAGTAATATATGAAGGAGTATAAGCAAATGGAACTTTTAGTTTTAAATACAGACTTCGAGTCCATAGCTGTGCTCGATGTTTATGAGTCTCTGATCTGGACAGATCGATACAACTCATACGGAGATTTTGAGATGTTCTTTGCTATGGAAGAAAGCTCTTTGGCGTTTCTTAAAGAAGACAATTATCTTTGGCTAAAGGATTCGGAACATACAATGATTATCGAGGAAATTAAGATAAACGCTGACACGGAAGAAGGCAATCATCTAATCGTGACAGGAAGATCTTTAGAATCGATTTTAGAACGACGAATTATCTGGGGTCAAAGAATTTTTAACGGAAATCTTCAAAATGCCATACAGACTATGCTTAATGAATGTATCATTTCTCCATCTATTGCTGATCGAAAGATTCCTAATTTTAGGTTTGTAGCTTCTACTGATCCAAAAATCACAAAACTTACGATTGACAATCAGTATACTGGCGACGATTTATATACCGTCATTAAAGGATTATGCGAGGAAAATAATATCGGTTTTAAGATTGTACTCACTGATGACAACTGGTTCGAGTTTAGTCTTTATGCTGGTGTTGATCGTTCGTATGACCAAACAGAAAATCCATATGTCGTATTCTCTCCTAATTTTGAAAATATTATCAACAGCAACTATTTTTCATCAAAAGCAAGTTATCGTAATGTAACTCTGGTTGCTGGAGAGGGCGAAGGCTCGGCACGAAAGACTGTTACGGTCGGTTCTGGTTCCGGGCTCGATAGACGCGAGGTGTTTACAGATGCTCGTGATGTTTCATCTGATACCGAAGGCGGAACTTTAACCGATAGTCAGTATAATGCTCAGCTTATTGCTAAGGGCAATAAAACACTTGCTGACCATAATGTTACTACCGCATTTGAGGGCGAAGTAGAAGTTACAAGGCTTTTCAAATATGGCGAGGACTTTTCGATTGGTGATATTGTTCAAATCGCTAACGAGTATGGCAATGAAGGCGCGGCATATATCTCTGAGTTAATCACTTCGAGAAGCGAAGAGGGATTTTCAGTATATCCGACCTTTAAGACAATTTCTAAAAAGGAGGGATAAGTTGAATGAGTGTAACATGCGGATTTTATAATTCGTTGAACGGCGATCGCAAGTACAACGCTATGCAAATGTCGAGCATATTTGATGGTTTGATTATAGACGGTGTTTTTGCATCTATTGGAACCGCATTCGCAGTGAAAGCGGCTGGTGGCTTAACTTTAAATATTGGTATTGGAAAAGCTTGGTTTAACCATAGTTGGACGCTTAATGATGCTATTTTACCGATAGAAGCTCCTGAATCTGAAGTGTTGCTTGATCGCATTGATGCTGTTGTTCTTGAAGTGAACGGTATGGAATCGGTAAGAGACAATACTATTAAAATTGTCAAAGGTAATCCGTCCAGCGCACCGTCAAGACCTGTTATGGAAAATGAGGGAAATGTACACCAGTACCCACTGGCTTATATTTACCGCAAATTTGGTTCCACAGTAATCACACAGGCAGATATTACACCTATGGTTGGCACAGCATCTACTCCGTTTGTGACAGGAATTCTACAAACTATTAGTTTGGATGAATTGCTTGGAAAGTGGCAAGACGAGCTTGACCAATTTGTGGACGCACGCTCTCAAGAAGTTGATAACTGGATTTCCAACGAAGAAAACGATTTTACTGCTTGGTTCGAGCAGATGAAAGCGGATCTGACAAGTGAACAAGAATATCTCGACCAGTGGATTGTTTCTGAACAGACTGACTTTCTCGCCTGGTATAATCAGATGAAAGATCAACTTGGAGAAGATGCTGCCGGAAACCTTCAGCTTTCCATTAACAAGGAAGAAATAAAGCGCATCTTGCTTGTAGGCTTTGAAGATGGCACGAAAGAATTTTCCGATGACGGTACAGTCATTACTTCGACAGCAAGCGATGGGCGAATTCTTACGAAGACTTTCACGAACGGATTCTTAACAATGACTAATGTACTGAAAAGCGCCGCAGGTGCAGAGGTGGCGAGAGCTGTAAAAAACTTTGACACTAACGGTAAGCTTATCAGTACGGTCGTTACTTATTCTTAATTTCTTAAAGCGAAAGGAGAAAATTCAAAATGGCAGAAGAAGATTTGATCTTTGGTAAAAATCGTCATTTTTTTGGTGGTATTGAGCCATCAAATATGCTGACATTTAATGCTGTTGCCGAGGACGGTGTCGTAAGGGTGACAGCTACGCTTCCTGCTGATACGGTAATAAACAATCAAACCCTTTGTACTGTGGAGGGCGCCGTTATCCGAAGAAAGACAACTGATTATCCAAAAGACGAGTTCGATGGTGATTTGGTTGCAAATATAAAGACCTCTACTACTCTTGTTGATAGTGGAGCATCTGCAACGGGTACTTATTACTATGCGGCATTTCCTTATACTACTCAGGGTGTTTATAACCGAAACAAGGCAAATCGTGTTGTGATAAATGAGCCGGAGCCGATGGAAGAGTTTACAGCGAAGTCTGTGTATGTATCAGCTACTGATAGTGTAAAAGTAGAAATTACTGCTGCTCTTCCTGCTAATGTTGTAGGTGCTATGATTCGTAAAAGTACAGCCGGTTATCCTACCAGTGAAACTGATGGCGAGCTGTTTAAGGATATTAAGGCGGATGGCGTTTATACTGATGCCAATGTTACAGTTGGCGCAGTATATTACTATTCTGCATTTCCTTACACAAGCACCGGTGCATACAATCGCAGTGAAGCTAACAGAACAAGCGTTACTCCGAAAAAAAGAGACTATCTGTTCGGCTATGATTTGGTTAAATCCACCTCAAATCCTAAGAACCGCGTCATATATCCTGATGATGTAGATAATGCAAATTATGCTAACGCAGGTATGAATTTTGGTACCGGCGAATTCGTTTATGGTGATTGGCCAAGCGAACCCGGCGAGAAGTTTATGCCTCGTCCTTGTATGCTTACTTATGCAGGCAAGGTAGATCATTATCTTAATCCAAACGACTATACTAAGAAAATAGATGGATCTAGTTCCAAAGTTGAAGATACATCCTTTGGTGGTAATGCAATGGTGGAATGGCCTAAAATTTTTGTAAAACGTTGGGTTGAAGGTGGCGTTTATAAGTTCCGTTGTTCCGATATTCCTCAAGATGAAACTTGGGATTGTCTATGCAACTATGACCGAAACAACAATCAGATCGATCATTTCTATACCCCTGTTTATTTTGGTTCGAATGTATCAAATAAAATGCGTTCAATTAGTGGACAGAGCGTTTTGGTTAATACAGATGCATCTACTGAAATCAATTATGCAAAAGCTAATGGAGCTGATTGGTACACCGAGGTTCTAGCTGATAGACTACTTATTCAGGACTTACTCATTATGATGGCTAAGTCTACCGATTGCCAAGCTGCTTATGGGTTTGGCAATGTTAGTAACGGTTCATACATTGGTTGTGGCTCAATGAATAGCAGAGGTATGTTTTGGGGTAGTAGCACTAGCAAGACAGACGGTGTTAAAGTGTTTGGTATGGAAAACTGGTGGGGTGATATCTGGCGCCGCACAGCGGGTTATATGTACGTTAATGGTGTTCAGAAAGTTAAGCTTACTAGAGGGAATCACGATGGTTCTACCGTTTCCGATTATAATACTGATGGTAATGGTTATATTTCTGTTCCTAATAGTACAATTACAGGTTCTTCTGGTGGTTATATTTCCACTATGATAGATTTACCATATGGCAGATTACCTTCAGTTTTGTCCGGTTCAAGTAGCACTTACGAGGCGGACGGCGTTTACCATTCAAATAGTGGTGCTTTCTATGCGTTTTTCGGTGGCTATTGGGCCTACGACCTGTTGGCTGGTCCTTTTTGCGTTTATCTGTACTTTGCGGCGTCCTTTTCGACCTCGAACCTTGGCGCGGCTCTCTCTTGTAAACCGCTTGCCACCTCGTAAGAGGTTAGGAGAGGACAGGAGAACCTTAGGTTCGCCGGAAGAAAAAGAAAAAGATAAAGGGGTGTGTACTGCGCCTGGTTGTACGAAATATGTATTTCCGAAACGAACCGACGAGAGTCCCTGAAACTTGCTAAACATAGCCCTCGACTCCGT